TGCCGGAGCTGTGCAGTGCCATCGAAGACTTGGGCGAGAAAGATACCTTCCCGTTCGAGGAGCGGACATTCCTGCGGCGAGCGATCAAAGGGATCGTTTCTGATGCTCCCGACGTGGCTCATGGTCTTCTCGCGAAGCACGAGGACTCCGTGTGGATGGGCAGGGGCGAGAACAGGTCTCAATGGGACCTGGTGCGGGCAGCACTCCGTCTCGTTGAAGCGTGCAGTGACTTTGAGCGACAACTGCCAGAGCACGTTCGCAGTCTGGATACCCTCTTGGACTTCTACATTGGGAGTCTGAGGGAGGCGGACCGCTGCCAACGTGAGTTCGAGCAGGCGACGAGCGACTGCTTTGACGCATCGGGCATGCTGGTAACTGTCATGGCAGCGGCTCGCGCGCGGTATCGACGCCTGGCCGAGAAGGTTCAAGCAGCCTTTGTGAAGCACGTCGAAGGCATGGGATGGCCTCCGGCGGGGCGGATGTCCAATGCCGAGTCATTTGACCGGCTGGTTGCCGAGCACCTCAAGGAAAACGGGCGTCGTGTTGCTTACATCATGGTCGACGCGCTCCGATATGAGCTTGGGGTGGCACTTCAGAGGCAGTTGACGGAAGAAGGGACCGTCGAGATCCAGGCAGCGTGTGCCCAGCTTCCGTCTGTTACGCCGGTCGGGATGGCATCACTCCTGCCGGGGGGCAAGAGTGGTCTTTCACTCGTACTGGAAAATGGAGGCATCCTGCCACGGGTGAACGAAGTACCAGTAGCGAATGTCCTGCAGCGCATGGCATTCCTGAAGAAGCAGTATGGGGACCGGTTCAGCGAAATGCCTCTCGGCGACTTCGTGCGAGGCAAGTCAAAGACATCCAACACCGTGGAACTTCTGGTGTTGCGATCTGGGGAGATCGACAGCGAGCTCGAAGCGACGCCCGAGATGGCGATGAGCATTATCCCCAATACGCTCAAGCTCATCCGAGTCGCCGTGCACAGACTGCGCGACATCGGCTTCGACCGCGCTGTGATCGTGACTGATCACGGTTTCTTCCTCAACACACAGGCTGAAGCGGGCGACATTTGTGCCAAACCTGCCGGCACGTGGCCAGTAAATGCTCATGACCGGATGCTGCTGGGAGATGGCACGTCGGACAGTAACAACGTTGTCATGGGGGCAGACAGGCTGGGAATCCGGGGAGGCTTCACACAAGCCGCCTTCCCTCGCAGCATGGCTCCATACGGTGGGGGGCACGTCTACTTCCACGGCGGTGTCTCCCTCCAGGAGACGGTCGTCCCGATCATCGTCGTGAAGCTCGAGAGCAGCAACCGTGCCCCAGCGCCAAAGATGAGCGTGAAGGTGTCGTACAGGAGCGGTCTGAAGAAGATCACGACGCAGCTTCCAGTCGTTGAACTGCTGCTGACCGTGGATGACCTCTTCTCATCGGTAGCCAGCGTCGACGTGCTGCTGGAGGCTCAGGATGCCAAGGGCAACGTCGTTGGTGAAGCGCGGCCGGGCGCTTCGGTAAACCCAGCAGACCATACCGTGAGGCTTGTTCCGGGACAGCTGACCCAGGTGATTCTGGGGATGGATCCGGGTTTCGAGGGCAGGTTCGCCGTGAAAGCCCTCAACCCGATGACGCTCGAGACCCATGACAAGATCGACTTGGAGACGGACTATACCGTATGATGGACATGGAGACGACGAGAGACATGGATGCGCTGGACCAGAAGCTGAACACAAGTTTCCCGGGGAAGGTGGTCCGGAAGGACCTTCTGCATCGGATCAAGAAGGGAACCAACGTGCCGACCTTCGTGCTCGAGTTCCTGCTCGCCCGATACTGTGCGAGCAACGAACCCGCGGAGATTGACGCCGGCATGGATGCCGTGCTCGCTACGCTCCAGGACAACTACGTGCGACCGGATGAAGCCAATGCCGCACAATCCAAGGTGGCGACCGAGGGGAAGCACCGCTTCATCGACAAGGTACACGTGCGCTATGTGGAGAAGGAGCGGCGCCACTGGGCATCCTTGGAGAACTTCAACTCCCAGCGCATTGCCGTTGGCGAACGGTTCTACCTCGACAACGATCGTCTGCTTGAAGGTGGTATCTGGGCTGAAGTCACGCTGGCGTACAATGACATCAAGGAGGACGAATACGCATTCTACATCGAGGAGCTGCGTCCTATCCAGCTGACCCGGTTTGACTTTGGCAGCTATGCCGAGCACCGGGCAGCGTTCACGAGGGACGAATGGCTTGACGTCATCCTGCGCTCGGTGGGGTTGGAGCCTTCCAAGTTGACGCAACGCATCAAGATGCACTTCATGGCACGCTTGGCACCGTTGGTCGAGCCGAATTTCAACTACATCGAACTGGGCCCGCGCGGCACCGGGAAGTCATATTTCTTCAGCGAGTTCTCGCCCTATGCGACCCTCATCTCCGGTGGACAAGCAACCAAGGCTACTCTCTTCTACAACAACGCTCGTCGGAAAGTCGGCCTGGTCGGTTTCTGGGACACCGTGGCATTCGATGAGGTCGGTGGCATTAAGATCAAGGACCCCGACACTGTTCAGATCATGAAGGACTTCATGGCCAACGGGCGCTTCTCACGCGGAGCGGAGGTCATCGCCGATGCCAGCCTCAGCTTCGTGGGCAACTTCGATCTCTCGGTGCGGCAGGTCGTGAACTCGACCGAGTATGACCTGTTCCAACCGCTGCCCCCTGAATTCGACCTTGCCATCATGGACCGGTTCGCTTGCTACATCCCCGGATGGGAGATGCCCAAAAACAGCAGTGAGTACCTGACGCAGAACTATGGGTTCATTACGGACTACCTGGCGGAAGCCTTTCACTACGAGTTCAAGCATACCAACCGCTACGAGGAGGTCAGCAAGCGCATTCATCTTGGTCGCTCCGTTGAGGGACGTGACGAGGACGGCATCAAGAAGATGGTCTGTGCCTTCCTGAAGATTCTTCACCCCGGTGTCTCGCCAAGTGACGAGGAGTTCGAGGAGTACGTCGCATGCGCAGTAGAGTACCGGCGCCGGGTCAAGGAGCAGATGAACAAGCGCAAGCCGGACGACGAGTTCGCCAACATCGGCCTGTCATACATAGACAATGCCGGCAAGGAAGTCGTCGTGTTCTGTCCCGAGTCGAAGGATGCCGCAGCTACGCAGACACCCGCGCGTCGCCATCTTCACGGGGAGAAGGATCAGGTTCCCGCACCACTGACTCAGGTGCCGCTGACGACACTACCGGAGGCTCTGCCGTCGGCCGCCCCAACTGTGCCACCGACCGAGATGGTACCAACTCCCGAGACCGTGCAACCGGCTCAAGAGGCTCTTCAAGAGCAGCACTACCAGATCCTGTACGGTGACACTGGCCATACCTACGAGTCCATTCTTGGGCCGTACTTGCCCGGATGCACTGCGGTCACGATCGAGGATGCGTACATTCGCGCGCCATACCAGATCCAGAACTTCGTTCGGTTTTGTGAGACCGCCGTGAAGGCAGGTACTGTCCGAAAGATCACGCTCATCACAGGGAACGGCGACGAAGGTCAGCGGGTAGAGGCCGAGGAGAAGTTGGAAGAATTGCGGCAAAGCCTGCTCGAGATGGACGTCGATCTGACCGTCCAGTTCAACCAGAACCTCCACGACCGGGAGGTCCGGCTGGACAACGGATGGGTCATCAAGATTGGGCGAGGGCTGGACTTCTACCAGGCTCCAGGAGGATGGTTTGAGGTGGGCGCCAACGACTTGAGCCTCAGGAAGTGCCTTGAGACTAGGGTGGACATCTTCCACATGCAGGAGAGTGACGGTCGAGTGATGACTGTGGGTAGTTAGCTGCCATTTGAGTCAGGAGGATAAGATGAGCCATGAAGTGACATTCCAGGTCCCTGAGCGTGTGTTGGGCAAGTCGGACATTCAGTTCAAGGTGAAGGCTGATGGCGAGGTCTTTGGCGAGCTCAGGGTGTCCAAGGGTGCGATTGTCTGGTACCGGAAGGGATCGACTAGCGGTCGCAGGATGCCGTGGGGTGATCTGGATGAAGTCATGAAGAAGTATCGGGGGTCGGAGAAACGGCAGAAACCCCAGTGAGCAGAGCTCTCTGGGTCGATTGAGGCTGCTGACAGCTTCGAGCAGACTGTTCCCGGTCAAGGTTCTGTGGGAGAGGAGGAACAATGAGTGCCGAACTTTCGGCAAGGCATGTTGTTTCTGCGAACGATTGGGACGATTTTGTGGCCTTTTGCTACTTCGGGCGCAGGGGCGACTGGCTTGACCGTTGTATGTGGCGCGCCTATCTTGACATGAACCGCACGCTGCACGGAATGAGCAAGCTTGGAGATGATCACGGGGAGTGGAAGACAGCGATGCTCTGCGTCCTGAAGGATCGCCTCACAGTACTCCCGGGTGAGCACGCATGGACTCAGCCGTCGTTTGACGCATGGCACCGGGAGACGGTGGACATACTGATAGCGGTTTCCACAGAGCACGAGTTTGCCGTGTCAGTCGGCCAAGCCCAGAAGTGGATCAATATGAGCATCAAATATGCGATCGCTCTGGGTGAACGCCGTCTTCCTGGATTCTACAGCGTGTACGACGTGGCGCATGTGGCGCTGGACAACATCGTGCTGAAAGGCTTGGAGGAGGGTGGAATGCCACCCCTCGGCTTTGCTTGGAGCAGGCTCGATGACTACGGTCAGTACATGGACTGCCAACAATGGGTGCGTGGCAGTATTCAAGGTATTCCCCTCGAGGTTGAATATCGATTGTGGCAGGACGCCCCGCCGAATGTCGGACAGAACGGATGATATAGACGAGATGCCGATGATAGCCCATGCATATGCCGTCGCCATGCTGCGGGAGAAGCAGGATCAGCGTCCGAGTGAAGTTAAGCAGGATCACAAGGACTTTGGCGTGTCGTAGTTCCGCTCTAGTACGGAGAGGAACTGGCGGCCAGGAAATGACTGCGGCGTCTCCTGAATGCTCCATTCCCTGTCTTGGCTGTGGAGCGGAGAGCCAGCGAGCTCCAGGAAGCTTGCCGTCCTCATCCCCCGCCGGAAGGGCAATACGTGAGGGTTCTGCACCAGCGACAGAGAAATCGTCGCATCCCCTCTCTACGAGGAGGTTGCTCTCTTCTGCGACGACGGCATAGCATACGTTGTGCTAAACCGGGAATGCGGATTCATCGATGAGAAAACGGACGTCGTGGCCCGGCGTGGTTCCAGCATCAACTTGAACTCCGTTCCAACATCACGAGACAGTCAGCCCCACGTACGAGCACTCATCATCCCGTCAGGCAAGTTGCCTTACGTAGGGGAGCTTGTGCTACCGCGGCAACCGATATCGGATCGTCAGCGTGGCGCCATTTCCTTTCGGCGGTTCATCGAGTATGACATCACCACCTTGCATGGCTTGTCTCATGACGCTGCAGCAGATCGGCATGCGATGATTTGGCCCCGGATATTCTCCTACCCTCCGGTGTAGGTCACCAGACGTCACGTCGACGTAGCCACCTCGAGAAGAAGAAAAGATGCTGTAGAGCTCACTTCGAAAGTCGTCTGCATTTGGCATGTGTCCCTCCAATGACCGATATGACACGTATCTATCGCACATAGTAGCTATCTTGGCTTCATCGTCAAACAGAAGAAGGGTCAGTACGAGTGAGTCTTCTGGGATGTCGCCTCGCTCTGGCCGCCTGAAGCGATTCTAGCCCCATAGCGGAGATCTCAACGTGTCTCGTGTGTATGGCAGGGTACAACATCAGAATTGACCTGAAGTTGACACAGGACATCGAAGACCTGCTCTCTCCAAGGAAGCACGCAGCTCTCCAGAGTGGTCTTGACAGGTCAATTAACCATCCTATTCTATAATTGTATGACGCGGTGATTTATGTAAGGCTCACTTGCTTCCGCGGGACTTAAAAATGTGCTAAAGCGCCGGGACATGAGTTGATGTTCTGACCTTGTGCTTTGGCGCGCAAGGTTTTTTGCTTTTCCTGGACTGTGATGCAGTCCGGCGGCGATTTATGGCACTTGCAGCCGCCTCACCAACCTGCTAAACGCCATGGCTCCCTTGCCATGTCCGTACTACAGCAGGGGAGCCGTTTTCGGTTCTCCTGGTGAGATGTGCTGCGCCTGATGACAAAGGAGGCAGTGACATGCACGACGAACCGAGATTCGACCTCAAGCACACGAACCAATCTGGTCCCGGCACGATGACCTCTCAGGACACGTCGGTCATCCTGCCGGGACCATGGCCGCATCCGCCGTTGTTCCCGTATCTGGAAACAAGGCTTGTGGCTGCGCTGTACCATGTGATTGTTCTGCCAACCATCAGTGAGGAAGCCCTGCTTGCTGTCGCCATCTCGCAAGCACTGGCCAACGACCTGAATACCTGTCTCGTCCTGGCGCCTGAACGCTGCATCTACCTCATGAATGGTCAGTGCCGGCTCTCTGGTGACATCCCCACGAACGGGATGCTCATGACGGGCAGCCTCAAGCCTTCGCGTCGCGTCAGTGCCTGGATAGCAGCAGATGCAACGTATCTCGCACGGGTGGCTATTCTGGCCGATTCCATCAGCAGCCATCCTGTCACAGGTACCCTCATGGGTGACCTCACGAAGGGCGGGAGGCTGGCAACTGCCGAGGACCTTCTACAACTCTCTGGTCCCAATACAGAAGCTCCGGGAGTCCCAAAGGGGTTGGCACTGTGCCCGGTCTGCCACGAGTACCGAGGGGAGTGTCTGGATCCCAGTCCGGTCTTCCAGGGACGTGTGATGACCGTGCATTGCCTCTGTGACAACAGGAACAGGTGTGCACGGTGTGGCGGTCGCCTGTCTGAGCGCAAGCTCAATGCCAACTACTACAACTCCACAGATGGCAACATCTGGCATGTACCCGGGTTTGAAGCCCTCGGTCACCAGTGTGTCCCTGGGGACGCCATGGTCTCTTGAGTGAGTTCTGCCGACGAGAAAGGAGCACAGACCATGACACGATCAGTACTTGAGGCTGTCCTGGCGAACCTGTACGAGATCCAGGCTGTCATTGGCTATCGCCTGGCGCCGGATGCCCCCTCCATCATCATCGCAACATTCACCGATCGGAGAGATGCGGACGTCTTCATGGCGGCCGCGGACAGAAGTGGGGAGCTCGGTACCTATACGCTTCTCAACATTGAGGACTAGGAGGTCCCTATGGATAGCAGCGCAAAACGTAACGCAGCTTCAGATGACCTGGGTGAGCTGTTCGAGCAAACGGTCGGCGATCCTGCCGAGATGCGGTTCATCAAGACCATCCACCGGAAGTCGTTGACGTTCAAGTACGCGGACGTCGTGACCGATGAACCCAGGGTGGCGAAGATCACCCCGGCCGACGTCATCGACTACTACTGGAACTACAGAGGGAGCCATGGGTTCGAGGCCAGTGTCCGTTACCTCGGGTCCAAGATACTCGGAGACTGGCGCCCCATCGACGAACTCGCAAGCATGTGTCTGAGATGGTTCAAGGCCGCCTGCAGGACCGAACTGATCGAAGCTGCAGCCAAGCACGGCATGACACTCATCTCCTAAGGAGGAATCATGGGAGACCGCATCTCGATTCAGTTCCAAACTGGCCATGAGCGTAGCGTGACTCTGTTCTCGCATTGGGGTGGGGAGACGATGCCCAGATACGTCCGTCAGTTCGATGCAGAAGTGCTCAAGAAGTGCAAGGGCGACAGTTACCCCCTGGACCGCATGGAACCGAACACCGTCATGGTAGCCTTCATTGCCTGGCTGTTTCGTGGCCCGGAGAACGACGAAGTCCCGACTCATGACTACTACCTCGGGGTCACCAGGAGCGACGGTGACAACAGCGACAACGGCAACTACGTCTATGCGTGTGTTCCGGACAAGGGCATCACGGCCGTAACGATCGAAACAGAAGACTGGGCCACGCACGTTTGGACCGCCAAGGACGCGCCAGAGGTCCTGGAAGAGCGCAAGGAGGAACGATGAGTGAAGAAGGAAAGCCATACATCCCTATGAACAGCTCGGCAAAGCTGATGGTCGAAGACGAGGAAGGGAGGATCGAGCATCAGAAACGCCTGGATCTCGTCGAGCTCGAGATCACCAAGATTCAGACTCTTCCCGCAGGGTACTGGCCTGATGAGTGGCGGAAGCATCTGGGCAGACTCTCGACCTGTGGTGTTGCGCTTCTCCGGCTCATGAAGGACGAGGAGCAAGCACACGCGTTCGACAAGCGGGCCTATGAGGCCATTGATGCCATCGAGAACGTATTCCGGGACATGGAGACAGCCGCGTTCACGATAACCAAGGCTCCCCCGGCCACGTGACAATCGATTCTTCCAGGACCTTGGCAGTTCATAGGAGCGGGTGGATGGGCGTACGCACGCGTGGTGAGGGGAAACCCGAGAGGAGGGAAGGAGAGATAGAAGGAGGAACCTTAAGGAAGAGGAAACCAAAGAGGATGCCACAGAATACGGGATGGAGTCAGGGTACTTGTCTGTACTGGTCTGGGCGCTCCTGGTGTTGGGCTCTGGCACCCGCAGGGCGACCTAGTGCTCTGTGGAAGACCGACCGGTCGGTTTCTATGAAGCCTCATCACTCTGGTTGCTCTCAGAGATCATGGCATGGTCGGACCATCCTTTTCGTCGAGGATCAGCCTCTCCTTGGTCGACACCTTCACCGAAGAAAGTTATCCACAGGCCTCTTTGGAGACCGCTTGCAGACTATGTCTCCAGACACTCAAAATGCCACGTCCGCAAACCGCAGTTTTCGGAGCATGAAACGAGAGGCAAGCGTCAGCAATCATCAGCATGTGCGGGTTTTGGCTATGTTCGCTTTCGACCGAGAATCCACATGTCAATGGATCATGTGTTCGGGCGCAATCGCTGCGACGGGGTACTGCCGTGTCAGCACGAGCGCATTCAGAGCGCGTCCCGTGCTGTAGGTGGTCACGAGCATGGCCAGAATGAGCCTAGGAAGCTCGATATGCGAACTGTCAGGCCGAAACAAGTCCCGCCCGCCGAGGCTATGGATGACCCCCGGGAGTACCCTCAGCGTTCGCTGTCGCGAGCCCCGAACGAAGACTAAGTTCGTTCAGCCCGGAGCAGTTCTGTGAAGAGACGCTCTGGCGCACACAATGCAGAGTAGGCCCTAGAACCCGAAATGCGGTATGATACAGACAGGCAACGCAGGGGAGGCGGACATGTCGCGGGGTGGGATACAACGTTCGGACCGGGCTGAGGGAGAAGCGCAAGGAGCAGGTACCGCCAGGAGGCACTAGTGAGTAGCAAACCGCAGAAACCCAAGTCGTCCAAAGAGCCACCCGCGGGTACTTCTAGCTTGAAGAAGCAGGGTACAGACAGACTGAAGGGATCCAGCGGCAAAGTTGAAGTCCCTGTAACGACTCAGGGTCTGCGGAAAGCCAATCTTCTGTTGCGGGATCAGCGTCAATACATCAAGTACGGCGCTGAGCTGGCCAAGATACTGGACATTCAGGATCCGCAGGAATGCAGCGACCAACTGGCGGCATTCGCGTTGTCCCACTACTACTGGGACCTCTACAAAGCTGCACCGTGGAGTCACCTGCTAGCAGACAGCAAGGGTGCTCTTGGGGAGTCTGCCTTGGATTCCTGTCAGGTTGTCGATGAGTTCCGGGAGATCCTGCGCGACCCGGAGGGCAATTTCTACTCGACGCCACCTCAGCCAACCTCTGACAAGTGGTTTTCTATCCTATTCTTTCCAGTGCACATTTGCATCAGTCCGGAGGCGTCGAAGCGCGACGTGCTCGACTACGTGGCAAAGAACTGGCGCAAGATCCGCAGTCTCCTGGACTCGTACCACAAGGGGCCGCCGGTGATCCGAACAAGGAAGAAGGAAGAGAGAGACCAGTTCATCTGGGAGAACAGGAAGTTCTCATCTGGGTCGATCAGAGTGCGTGTCCGGGATCGATTTGGGGAGTCGCTCGACGAGCTGAAAATCAATGGAATCCTGGCCTACATGGCAAAGCGGTACTCAAAAAAGTAGCGTAGCACGGTAGATTGCTTAACGCGTCATGAGTTGCAGTTATAGACTACAACCCATGAATGGCAAAACCGGGAAGCACTCATACAAAGAGCACACGGACGCAAGTCAGGCCGTTGCTCACGTGCCAAGAAGCTTGGGCGAGTCACGCAAGGGGGCGCCATCCTCCACGATCGACGAGGCGGCCGTCCCTGAAACAGTACTTGCGGAATCGGAGAGCCATGCGACTGCTGTGGTCGAAGCTGATGAAGATGGTCAAGAACTCACCGTGCTTGCACGGATTCTCATTGATGCTGTAAAGGAGGAGAGACGACATGACAAGGCCAACTAAGACGGGCGCCGTCATCTATACACGTGTTTCATCAAAGGACCAGGTCGAGAACTATAGCCTGGAGACTCAGGAACGAGCATGCCGGGACTACGCGACTCGCGAGGGCTATGACGTCATCAAGGTCTTCACGGAACGCGGAGAAAGTGCGAAGACCTCTGACCGGACCGAACTGCAGGCCATGCTCAAGTATGTCGAAGACAATGCGCGACTGCTGGGTGCGGTCATCGTGTACAAGGTGGACAGGCTCGCGCGCAACTCGACTGACCACGGGAATCTCAGGATAAAGCTTCGGAAACATGACGTGTTCCTGCAATCGGCAACTGAGGCCTTGGATGACACTCCTTCCGGCAGACTCATCGAGACCATATTCGCCGCGATTGCACAGGAGGACAATGAGAACCGGGCAGACCAGTCCAAGAAAGGCATGATTGCGGCCGTCGCATCAGGGAGGTTTGTTTGGCCTGCTCCCATTGGCTATGTTAACGGCCACTCCAAGAGTACACCGAGTCTTGTTCCAGATGTCCCTTCGACCGCCAAACTAGTGCAGAGCGCATGGAACCTTGTTGAATCCGGCATGCCGCTATATGAGGCGAGAACTCAGCTTGTGAGAGAGGGTCTTCGGATGCGTTCCGGGCGGGCGCCGAGCCCACATGCTTTCCGTACTATGCTCAAGAGCGAAACGTACATCGGGTACATCAATGCATTTGGCAGACGAATACCAGGCGACTTCGAGCCGCTCGTCGACGCTGGTCTGTTCTGGAGGGTGCAGGAACTGCTTGCTAAGTCCAACCACACTGTCGCGCGACCGTACAGGAAAGTTCATCCGGACTTCCCGTTGCGAGGAACAGTGCTCTGCCCTCACTGTGGTCAACCCCTGACAGCAGCTTGGTCCCGAGGCCACGGGGGCAGATACGGGTACTATCGATGTACCCGATGCAGATGCGTCTCTTTCCGGAAGGACAGCCTGGAGCCAAAATTTGTCAACCATCTGAACAAGCTCAGTCTGACACCATCGCGAATCGAACGCCTGAGGAAGGCCATGGAGGCAGATCTGGTCGAGGACAGCAAGTCCAGTCAGCAAGCGATCCGACAGCTTGACGCCCGCCTCAACCAGCAACAGAAGCGAAGAGATCAGATTATCGAGAAGTCCCTCAACAATGTGCTTCTCGATGACGATGCTCGACGACTGAGAGAGGAAGCCGATCGGGCGATTCAGGAGATTGAAGCCGAGAAACGCGACTGCCTCGAATGCCAGAGTGTCAACTTGGACATTGTCACGGCTGGCTTGACTCTGCTGGACAGAATGGGTTCTCTTTGGACAGAATCGGAAGTAGCGACACGCAAGCGACTACAAAGGTTCGTATTTCCCTACGGAATGAGCTTCGACGGTTCAGAATTTGGAACCACCGTTCTTCCCGCATGTCTACAGTTTAGAGGGGAAGCCACTTCGCAAAAAAGAGGTCTGGTGCGCCCGACAGGACTTGAACCTGTAATCTACGGCTCCGGAGGCCATCGCCTTATCCAGTTGGGCCACGGGCGCACACGTCGGCAAGTATAGCAGAAAGGCCGACCCTGTACAAGGTCGGCCTTTGGCTCAGCGCCTCACAAAACAGGTCTCAGAGCTCAGCTATTCCACCGTCACGCTCTTGGCCAGATTCCGCGGCTGGTCCACGTCCAGACCCTTGCCATCAGCAGTGTAGTATGCCAGTAGCTGGAGCGGCAACGAGTAGATGACCGGAGAGAACAACTCTTCGACTGACGGCATCGGGATGAAGTCGGTAGCAATGCCCTGTGCTCTCTTGTCCTTCTTGTCAGCCAGTACCACCAGGGGGGAATCGCGCGCGATGGACTCCTGCAGATTCGAGTAGATCTTCTCGTACAGCACCCCCTGCGGAAGGATGCCCACCACGGGCACATCCTCGTCCAGCAAGGCGATGGGGCCATGCTTGAGTTCTCCCGCAGCATATCCCTCAGCGTGGATGTAACTAATCTCCTTCATCTTGAGCGCGCCTTCCAACGCAATGGGGTAGTTGACGCCGCGCCCAACATAGATCATGTCGTGGACTTTGTAGAGCTTGCGCGCAATCGTCTCCATAATGCCTGCGTATTCGAGGACCTGCTCACACTTCT